CGAAGTGCTGTAGTTGTAACAACACCTATTTTTGTTACATCAGGTGGAAGAGATGGATCACCAATAATCGGTTTCATTTTGTCTTCATAATTTTCCCTTAATTCCATATGATTCTTATGTAATAATTTTATAAAAGATTCTATACCAGGATTAATATCTGGAGAATTTGCAGATTCCACAAACCACTTTGGTATTCTTAAACTATTGATACAATTTATACCCTCTGGAGTTTTTATTGCATAATAAGTTGCTTCACCACTCTCGTAATCAGCTAATTTAAAAGTAAAATCTTTTATAACCCCACCATATTCAGATAATGATTGGTTATTATTTGATTTTAAATAATCATTCCATTCACGCAATCTACCTTCTGCAATATTTTTAACTACTGTTTCGAGTTCTAGTTCTCTTTTTGGTTGTTTTCGTTTTATTAGAAACTCATATAATGGGTTTGGTTTGGATTTGTCATTAGTCGAATTCACAGCAACATTAATCTCCATCCTGGTGATCCATTTATTACCATAGAATGACCTTAACGGAACTGGATTTAAAAATAAATCTAATGGATTGTCGTCATCAAATGGTGAATTATTTTCACTATAATACTCTAAATACCTATATATAGTTTCAGTCATAGCATAAATGTATAGGAAATCTTGAGCTGAAGTTGGTTTTTTAAAATTATTTCTCAAAATTCTAGTATCTTTCTCCTCTTGGTTATTAAATTCTTGTAATTCACCTACATTGTATATACTATGATTAGTATTTATTAAATATCCTGAATATCCTTTTATTAATTCTAATGGTCTAGCAGACACAAAAACTTCCATTAAATTATAAAGAAACTCCTTATCATACTTCTTTAATTCCATTTCAATCTTTTCTTTATTCAAACTACCTTGTCTATCTTCATCCACAACAAAGTCTTTAACAATTGGATTAACTCTCATGACAGTATCATAACTAGTTGTCCAACCTGATGGATCTAATTTTTGTTCTACACCAACTACCTGAAAATATACTCGTTGCCTATATGATTTTGGTAAAAAATTAATATTAAAAACATCACCGTTATTTAAATATGTGTTTCCATAAACTGTTACATTTAATGATATTGGTATTATAGGTGATACACTACTATCTTGACCACTATAAATTAATTTGCGTCTTGCTTCTTTCCCATAGAAATCTCTATCGGTATCGGATAATAATAAGTTATCCTTGTCGTTTTCTCGTCTAGGACTAAGTTTGACCTTGTTGTCGCTAGTATTTTGTTTCTTCGTGTTCTTTTTCTTAATCTTAGCAGCACTAACTGCGTCTACAAAACTTTTAGTAAAATTATCATCATTGTCAACTGCAGCGTCTACAGATTTTTTTAGGTCATTGGCTACGACACTCTCAAAGTCAAAATCAACCTCGATGGTTCTCTTTGTTTCATCTCGTGTATTAAGTGGTAAACTTTTATAATAAACCTTATCATGATTTTCTGTAAATTTATTAATCTCTAATAGTTTCAAAAAATTTAAACTATCTTTAGTTTGTTCATCAAATAATTGTTTACTCGTTTTATCTCCAATAGCTATCATACTAGCAAGACCACCTTTTGGTGTTTGAAAATCATAAGTAACATCAGAAACAATTGATTTATCCGAAGTAATATCAAAAATTAACATCTCATCTGTCATATTTATTGGTGGCATTAAATTCGCATCTACAAAACTTATTGCAGAATGTAATGTATTAGTTGAAAACATTTTAAGTTTTAAAACATCATAAGAATCCTTATTAATTTGTTCTAATAAATAATCAATCGCTTCATTTACATTTTGTTTTTTACTAAATGCAGTTGAAATAACTTCGACATTTATAAAAAGTTCTCGTAATGGCATTACTTTTGTTTTCCAAGTATTATCATTACTTAGATCATGTTTAACATCCACACTACGGGGTTTGGGATTATTTATTGGTTTTTTAAAATAAATTCTATAAGTTTTTCCATCTTCTAGTGTATCTTTGTCTGGATCATGGCCATCTAGATCTCTACCTTTATTTCCTGAATTTGCAGCTATTATTTCTGATACTAATGGAACATCCGCTTTATTTAATTCATACTTCAAATATGAATCAAAAGTACTCAACGAAGTTGTTCTACCAGTGTTTTTATCTCCAATTCTAGCAATACTTAAAATCTCCACAATATCATCTAATTTAGGTGGACTATCCAAGGTCCAACCATACATTCTATTCCAACGATTAATGTCAATTGTAAATAATCTTTTACCAGTTCCTTGTTTTATTCTGTAGGGGAATCCTATAAGGTTATCGTAGGTAATATCACTATCTATCATGGCACGCTCATACTGAGTCTCATATATATTATCATTATCAATTGAATCAAATGCTTTACTATCGACTTTAATAAATATTTCTTCATCAATATGTGTGGGTTCATTTGTAGTAGCCTTAACATTGTCGTATGTATCTGTCCAATTATCTTGTAATAAAAATACAGGTAATGCCTCGTTATGTTCTAAATTTTTCCAAGTTTGTCTTTTAAACAAATCATCATCCCATCTTATCCAGACATTTCTTGAGTTAAAAAGTGTATCAAGTTTTCCTTCTACTTGTCGTGTTATTTTATTTCCTATTCTATCCGTTACTTTTGCTATAAGATTATTTAAAAATAAATCTTCAAATCTACCCCATGATATATAAAGTAAATCTCTATTATTTGGAGTTTTTTCGGGAGCCCAATCAGTTACATTTTGATAAAAGAAACCTAATTTTTGAGCTCGGTCAGGTATAACACCGAGTTGATCGGATTTTTCTTGTTCTATGTTTAATATTTCTTCAAAAAATTTATTATATACTTCTCTCTTTTTTACAGCATCTGTATAATTCCTTTTGTTTAAAAGCTTTAATGAAGCATTAACATTTACATTATTTCCAGTCAATAGTCTAATTATTGTATCTTCAATATGATTTGAAAACATAAATTTTAAATGATTATCATCAGTTATCTCTTGATCTAATAAAGTTGTATTTTGTGAAACTAAATCAATCGTACACTCAAAAGAACCCTGTTTGTTAACCTTTGTATTAAAATTTTTAACTTGACCAATAATTGTGTCTACTATTCCAGCGTTATTTTCTAAAAAACCAGTAACATATGGTATATATTGTTTTGTACCTCTTGGATCTATATAATAATATTCTCCTTCTAAATCTTGACGAATTCCAGTCGAACTATTTAGTCCAGTTAACTGGCCTTCACTTGGGTTTAAACCACCATATATAAATTTTTTAAATTCCATTAACTCAACATCAGTATTTGTTACTTTGTCTCTTACATCATATAAATCAATAGAACCATCACTCCAACCATAATCTACGACAACAGTTGCACCCGGCTTCATAAAAAATGGTAAAAATATTGTTTCAAAATCTACTCTATTATGAACCACAAACTCCACACTCGTGTGTTTAATTACACCCAAAGAACCTTCATTTTTAGTATTGATTGTTGTTATTCCAGCTGTTGGTTTATGATAATCATTAATAGTTAATTCATTAAAAACACCATCACTTATGGAGTCATTCGGTTGATAACTACTTCCCCTATTATCATTAATAATATGAAAATTAACTTCAGAAGTTTGTATGGATTTACCCTCTTCATCTTTAACACTACCAGAAATCAATGATGCAGTCCACATTCTAGCAAAAGTAACTCTACCACCAAGATAATCTTGATTTTCCACAATAGGTTCGTTTGGATTTTGCTCAAAACTACCTTTTTGTAAATTATCAAATAACTTTAGAACTTTAGAATTTACATTAGTTCCAAAAATTCTATCACTAAATTTTGCCATTTTATTTTAATTTTGCTTGTTCTGTTGAAATAGGTACTCTTATTTGTGTTCCGGGTTCAATATTATTAGATTTTAAATTATTCACAGATGCTATATACCACCAAAATTCAGTTGTTCCATAATATTGTTGTGAAATTAAATCACACCTATCACCATCAACTGCAAGTAATAAAATATCTGAATTTTTTTCTTCAAATTTAGGTAGGTCAGCAGTTCCAATTCGAACAACCCCATTATGATTTACTTTACTTACTCTGTCATATCTACTCATTATACACTAGTCCTATAAAATTTATGATTCTCTCTAAGTGATGGTGGTCTTTTACTTAAAATTTGATAAGATATTGCAATATCAAATAATCTTGGTAAAGATTCTAAAGCATCCCAATCACCTGTTTCATTTACCGTATAGGATAATGATTTTATAAACCCAAACTGACCTTTTACTTTACTACCGATATGTGCCATATATAATTCAGTAAATGGAGCTTTCATTCTAACCAATGATAAATTATCTTTTTCTGGTAAATATTCAGGATAAGCTAAACTTGTTAACTTTTCTATTTTCTCATACATTCTATCTTGTTGTTTTATATTTGCTGGATATACTCGTAGATTAAAACTCAAGTCTCTTTCACCCTTTTCATATAAATAAACATCCTCACTTCTACCAATATAATTTATTGGAGTAAAAGAAGGATTAACATTTTCTACTATACCAGTTACATATCCTCTAAAGTAAATAAAAGAATTATCTCGTAAATCTTTTATCCTAACATAAAAATCACCCTTTTGAGTTGGATTTGATAAATCAGTTTCAAGAGGTGGTAAATCAGGTAAACCCTCACCTGCCAAAATTTGTTCACCTTCTAAAACCCCACCATCAGAAATTTTATCATTATTTTGATATCTAGGTCCTTGACCTAATCCTAAAAATCTTGGTTTTTTACGATGTGGATATTCAACATCAAATGTAGCAGATGCATCTGCTGCAACACCAACTCTGGATAGTGGGAACTTATCACCCAACTTTAATACTCAAAGGTCTTGGTGTTATATCATTTGATGGTACAGCACCGATAGCATAATTAGTAATATTTTCTTTGGCTGTAAAAGCTAAACCGGCTGGTGAAGTATAGAATTTTGCTAATCTTGATACATCTTCAAGTGCAGCAGTAAATGGAATTAAATCTCTATTGTTACCTATTGAATTTGTTTTACTTCCAATTTCATTTACAATATATGGTTCTTTACCACCAAGTAATCCATCTCTAAAAGAATCAGAATATCCTTTTATATTTAACTTACTCAAGTCACCTGTACCAACTCTTCCAGTATTGATATAAATTGAATTACCACCGTGGTCTTTTCTTCCAGTATCAATTACTGGTCTGTTTATAACAGCAGTATGGTCTGTATTATAAAGTGTTTCTAAAGTATAAGCACCCAAACCTAATTGTTGGTCTTTACCAAGTGTTGATGCATCAAAAGTTCTTTTCTTTATATTGTCACTATCATAAGTTTCTAAACCACTATATATTCCTGTACCAAGTGAATAATTAGTCGTTGTTGGATTTCCAAAAGTTATTTTACTTGCTACTTTACTATCTGGTTTGTATAATTGTTCTATCTTACTAACATCAAGTGTTTGTTCTTCTGGTGGTGTAGGATTACTTATCGGAGCTCCACCACCAAATCCAGCTTTCTCAAAAATATCTTTTAAATTTTCTAATGCCATTATTTTATGTCCGAAATTAATGGTTCACCACCTTGAGGAGATGTTGTTGTATTTAAGACAACTTTCATAGTACCTGTTGAAATTTTAGATTCTAAATTTAAACTTTTAACTGCATTCGTATTTTCTATTATCGCATTTAACAACTGAGGAGAATCTTGATTACGATTTTCTCTCATAACTTGTTGTGTTCTTCCACCAGATAATACTTCTATTCGATTACGACCAGCACCAATAGTGGTTATTTCTGGTTGACCTTGTTCCGAAACTTGTACATTACCCGCACCCGATGTGTATCCTGTTTGTGCATTTGGAATCATCATTGTAGCAGAAGCAATTCCAGCTGCAAGTACCCCAAGAGCTATTGGAACACCAACACCTAAAGTAGCAGCCCAAACTGCACTAAGACCGGCTATACTACTGGCAATTGCAGCTCCAAGTGAAGCGGTTTTTAATGCCACCAATAATCCAATTACAGTTGGTATATTATTAGCAACATACACTAACATATCACCTATTCCTTGTACAAAACCCTTAATTTTATTCAATCCATCACTTTCTTCAAAAAAAGTTCTAAATTGACCAAGTACATTTTCTATAGTAGGTCCTAATTCAGTAATTAACTCAGCCGCTAATGCTTTGAATTGATTCACTATATTTGATATATTAGATATAGCGTCTTCACCTAATAAGTCACCAAATGATTTTCCAGCCAAAGCGCCACTTAAAGTTAACTTATCAGAAGCGGATACCATTTTTGATAATTCGGTAACTGAGACACCAATTGATTGTGCTAATTTTTGTCTTTGTATTAAATTAAGTGCATTAAAATCAGTCTCATCACCTAACTGATTAACTATATTTTTAGTCGCACCAGCAATATCACCACTCAAGGCTAATTCTCTTGCCCTTTGAAAGTTTAATTGTTTACCAATCAAGACGGATGCTTCCATTTCAGCCGCAATTGAATTTTCAAAATCTAATAACCCTTCGGCAATTTTTGCAGTAGTTGATAAAGATAATCCCATTTGTCTGGCTTGAACTGCCGCTTCTGCTATATTATCCCCACCATCTTTTGTAAATCCAGCAATTTCTTCTGTAGAACCAGCAATATCTGCCATCACGGCTTGAGGTGCAACTCCAGCTTGTCTGGCTAATTGAAAAGTACTTTCTGCAAGTTTTTCGGCTTGGTCTGCCGATAGATTTGCTGTTTGGGTTAATACACCAAATAAATTAGCACCCTCTTCTGCCGATAATCCTATGGCTTTACTTGTATCAAATACTTTACTTGATAACTTAGCAGCTTCATCGACATTCATTCCAAAGTTTGATGCCAATGTACTTGTTATGGAAGCAACATCTTCAATACCACCACCAAGTTTTGTTACCTCTACTGATGCATCTAGTAAATCATTTTTAAATGGTTCACCCATAACGGATAAACTACCGAACCTTTGTCCTATTGTATCAATCAACCCACCAAATTTAGCAGCAACACCAGCTAATGCAGTAAAAAGAGCAATAGAACCAACAAGTGCTTTATTTACACCATCTTCATATGTTTTTTGACTTTTAAGTTTATCTATTAATTTATCGGCAAGACTATTAACTTTTATTTGTGCTTTTGTAAAACCTATAGCAGCTAAAAGTTTTTCCTTTTCCGACTCAGTCAATTTAGTGCTCGCTTTTATTTGCATTTCTCTAAACAATAATTGTAACTTAGATGCTCTATTTTGACTCTTAATATGATTTAAAATAGCTAAATTTGCTTTAGAGAATTGTTTTGCCTTATCGGTGCTTCCTTTTTGTAAATCTAAACTATTGTTTAATTCCTTTGAAATAGACTGTACATCTTGTACTACATCTTTAAATCTATCATCAACTTTACCTACTAATGATTCTAAAGATTTTGTTAAATTTTGAACTTCTTTTAGTTCCTGTACAGGTACTTTTCCTATTGGTGTGCCTTCTTCAGCCATTTTATATATAATCCAATATTGTTTGTGGTTTGTGTTTTCTACCAGTTATTCTATCATAATCTTTTTTGGTTTTATTTACAACATCAATTTGTTTTTGTAGTTTCAAAATATCTTTTTGTA